CACGAACCAACCCTGACCAACAGTTGCCTGATACACGGTAGTACCCTGTGTCAGTTTACTGGCTTCACCAGTTGGGAAGTACGTTCTGATGTAGAAACGCATATTACGCGACCAACCCTCACCAACTTGATACTGCGATCTAATGATCGAGTTTTGGTTAGTTGTTGCGCTCTGTGCAATTTCGTTGGTGAACTTCAGCAGGTTACCAGATGCAGTAAACAGGTACGCTTTGTCACTGTCGAATCTACCATCGGTGATAACAGAAGTACCCCAGTGGAACAACGACGGGATGTAAGACGGAATACCCACGTTTTGGATCTCGTAACGTGCAGGCAAGTTACCAGATCTGAAGTATGCCTCGGTCAAGCGGTTGTTATGCTTGAACTCGTGGATGTACTTCACGTGACCATTCTGATCCTTGAATCCAAAGCGAATCTTACCAGCACCATACCAGGAGTAGTCCATATACGCCATCTGGATCTTAGTGATGTCCAGAATGAAACCAGAAGGACCGCTACCGTCGCAGTTATCGAGGTTCCAGTCACCCTGAGGTGCCTTGGTATCGATAGTCTTGGTAAGAATAATGTTGGAAGCAGTAATACCCTTATACTGCGGTTGAATAATAATCTGGTTATCGTTCACAACGCGAATCACCTTGTGAGACTGACCGCGAATAACAACATAATCATTTGCCGACAGCTGTGAGATGAATGCAGTATCATCGCCATCAACCACGTTAGAACCACGTGTCACGGAAACGCGACCAGTAAGTTGAGTAGTGGAAGAACGACGGACACAATTCAGAATAGAACCATTGTACTCGAAGAACATACCGTTTTGGAAGTCGAACATACCGCAACGGACGTTGGAGTTACTCCAGGTAACCACGTGGTAACCAGTGAAACCACCAGCAGCAGATGATGTAGGTTCTTGATCCAGAATATATGTGAAGGTAAATTCATCGTCAACTGTTGCAACGGTGAATGCACCGTTATAGGTGATATCATTGGAGTCAACAACACGAATACTAGTACCAACCTCTAAGTTGTGAGGCAGCTTAGTTTCGACGATAACTCTGTGATACGTAACACCATCCACATAGGGAGAGTAGAACATACGGATCGCAGGGTTCTTCGGACAGAAGTTGATAGCGAGAGAACACTGAATACCTTTACCAGACTGGTAACGGAAGTATCTACGTGTCTGTCTACAAATCTGACCATCAGGAGACTTCGAAGTACCGATCTCCATACCACCGTCAAATGGTCTGTGGAGGAAGTATCCATCGGGACGCACATAAATTGCGGTATCGATGAAGTATTCGGTAGGACCAGCAGAATTGACACTACCTGTTGTGAAAGTAGCAGCATCCGCAAGCAGCAATTCCGTATCGTCTTTAATTGCAGAAATTATAGTCTCTACAACTGTGAACTTATCAGCAGAGTTGTTATTGATATAACGGAAAGCATCACCCACTTTGAAGTAACGAGTGAAGTTGGTGTTCGTACCGCTAGCAATACGTGAACCAGTCTGCAATTCGATAGTACCATTACCAACCACACGACCGTCCATATTGGTATGGATCAGTTTTTGTAGAGGTGTTTGAGAACCACCAGAAGTGAACTGGACATTAGTTCCACTCAAAGCAGCAGTAAGAGTTTCTGCAAGCTTAATATGGTCTTGATCAACCACAATGATGAAGTAGTCACGGTTATCAACCAGACCACCAATGGTTGTACCACCAGCATCCTGATAGATCACGCGCTGACCAGTCTTCATAAAGTGATTTTCGATATTCAATGTATGATCGGTAATATCAACCGCACCTCCAGCAGTGGAGTCGCGAGCATCGAATGTCTTCGTGGAAGGAACAATCTGGAACGGAACTTCGATAACCAGTTGCGTTTGATCCTTAACCGTGTCCACATTATATGCGCCATCTGTTGCACCAAATGCAGCTGTCTGGTTTTCAAACACTTGTGTGCCAGAACCACCAGAAGTGATGTCAATTTCTCCGCCAGGATATGAGAAAGACGGACTATTACCCAGAGTAAAACGGTCGTTAGAAACAACCTTCACATAATACTGAGTGCTAGGTGTCAGGTTACCAATTGCTGTACCAGCAGTGGTATAGAAGAGACGCTCGCCATTGGACAGGTTGTGGCTTTCGTAGTAGAAAGAGTTTCTAAGCGGGTTCGCAAAGATACCTGTCATACCATAAGTACCCTGAGCATCGATCAGACGATACGGAGAAGAACCTGTGGAAGACTTAATACGGAAGCGGTTGTTGTCAACCTTTTCCACATAAACAGTTGCTGGCAGAGACAGACTGGCAATGTTATCGTTATTGGAATAGTAACGAGGATCAGCACCAGAAATTCTGGTCATATTGATCTGATCGTTAGTGACAGCACCGTGGTTTTCCACATAGAAGGTGTCATCATCAGTAGAACGATCCTGAACAAGCATCAAGAATGCGTTACCATAATAATCATAGTTCCAGTTATAAACCCAGGAACCGTGACCTCTGTAGTATGCATTCCACCAGTCATAACCATAACGGAAATGGTATCCGTTACCGTGATCGAGAGAATAGTTATTACGATATCTATTGGAACGATAGTGATCTCTGTCGTACAGAGGGTTCCAATTACCGTTACCTAGAGAAGTCTCAGACTCGGGCAGATAATCATTATAGTTCCAACCAGGGTTATAACCCCAAACGTGGTTACCGCCGTGATACCAGTTAAGGTTAAAACGACCATCGTAGTTAGAAGTGTTTAGATCACCACTGCCATTATACTGACGACGATTCATCGTCAGGAAGTAAGTACGGTTCCACTGAGAGTTGGAGATACCACGGTTGCTGCTAACATCCGCAAAGTCGCGACCAGAGTGGGTAGCACCTTGGTTGTTAGACATCCAGCGATAACGCCAGTACCAGTCCCACCACGGCTTCTCGTCGGAAGTATACTTGTGAACCAGAGCAAAGTTGTGCTTACCGAAGTTATAAGTAGCAGCAGCACCTTGCAGAGAACCAGCGTCATTGCGAAGGTTGATGATACCGTTACTACCAGGGTTGCCACCATCAGCAGCAGCATAGCAAGCGTTAGACAGTTTGATAACTGCAGTACCGCCATCAGCAGAAGAGGTAGATTCAACACGGGTGTAGTACACACCGTTGCGCTGTAAGTTCTCAATACAATAGTCACCAGCATTGGGGTAGTACAGCAGAGAATATCTGCTACGCATATAGTTTGCGTTAGTACCAGTCAATGTGATGGTGCTATTGTTATAGTCAATTTGAGAATCATCAACAGTCCACACAGCAGTAGGCTTGTGGTCATATGGTTGATACTCTGCCATATTTGGCGTGAGAGTACCAGAGAAGGTATTCTCATAATCCACAACTGCACGACCGTCAGCAGCAGTTGCTGTGGTGTTGCCGATGGAAAGAATCTTAGGAGAAATCGTATTAACGAAGTACAGTGCTGTACCATCGCTAAAACCATTCTCATAAGAAGTAGACAGAACAACCTTAGTTGAAGAAACAGGGTTGAACTGAATCTCAAAACCAACGCCAGTGTTACCTGCGTTAGCATCATATGCATAGAGAGTTGCGGGAGTGTTTTCGGTAACGTAAATACGAACGTAGGCATCTGCACTACCTTCAGTACCGTTCACATACACACCATCTGTATATGCAACACCACCACCGTGAATACCATCAGCTGTGGTAGAAACACGGAACGGGTGACCAATGTTGGTTGCACTATCCAACTTGAAGATGTACATACCGTTCTTATTGAGTTCGAACGGTGTGCCGCCAGGAATTGCTCCGTCAATAGCGAAGTAACTCTGACCGCCTGCTGTTTCAACGGTAACGTTATACTCGAAAGTATCTGCAACAATACCTTTGTCAGTCTGCAGAGAAATTGCAGAACCTTCGTAGAATAGACCAGGAATAATAGATGTATAAGAACCCGCAACGTTTGCCGAGATCGACTGAGTTGCTCGTGCTTTATACGTAAATGTGGTCGGAGTAGGAACAGACTGAATCAGGTAAGAACCTTCAGCAGTTGTTACTGCAAGACCAGTAACCACAATAGGAACACCAGGAGTCAGAGAGTGCTCATAGAGAGTTGTGACTGTGATGGTGTCGGAATTAGCCTGTGTTAACACAGACTCGATATAAGGAATCGTTGTATCCTGAGTACCAGAATACGTAGAAGGAATATTGTTAACAAGCTGAAGTGTCTCCCACTTCGTTGCCTGCGGACCATATTCAAAGTCCGTATCAATCATTGTCTCAGGGTTAGACACTCTGAGTTTTGACACGGGGTCAACAAATGTTTCAGAGGGTTCAAACTCTGAGTGTTGATTTTCAACAAAGATCTGAAGTTGATCAGTCTCACTCATCGTACTGGTGTCAGTAGCGAGAGTAATAATAGTCTTTTCAAAATCCTCATTATAATCACAACCAGTACCATTAGCGGTAGTCTGGAAACCCTTAGTAGGGTCTGAGAAGTTATAAAGGATCTCGTTGATTGTGACGTTGGTAATGAGAAGAATTCTCTCCCCACTAACATTGTCATTAATTGTGACCGTACCACCCGTAAGAGTATTAGGGTCATACGGTACAAAGCTATAGTCAGTGACTAGTTTCTTTGCCATTTTTAGTCCCTAGTTTTTTATTGTGAAAATGGAAGTCAGCCACCGAGTGCGATGGACAACGCAGCAATGGTTGATGTGATACCCACACCACCCACTTTGAATGTTTTATTAGTACCAGTAAGGTTCACGTCGCCGCCGATGTCCAGGTTCCCAGTGATGTTTCCCGTAGCGATATTTCGCAGATTACGAGAGCCGTCAACGACTTCGGTGCCAGCGACGGATAAACCGTTCTTAGCATTAAAATTGATGTTTGACGTTGCCATCGTGGTTCCCTTTCCCCCGATTGGTTTCGGATATAGGTTTTCAGGAACTATTTATAACTATTACACATTCATTGTGAATCTAGTAAATTGAATGAAAGTCCCACTTGTACCAGTTGCTTTCACGAGAATATCACTGCCTACAAGCTCTACTTCAAACGTTGCTACTGGATTGCCAGGATTTGTATGAACATCTCCAAACATTGTCACATATGCATTTGTACCATTATGTGTCACAATAATCTCGCTAGTAGAAACGTCACCACCATAAGAAGCGTGCACCAGATACTTAGCGCCTCTCACATTTGTAGCGTTTAGAGTATCAAAAGTATCTGTAGCAGAAGCTGTGGTTGAAGAACCAGCGCTAATACCAGTATAGTCAGTAATATTAATGTGGTCGGTCGTATTTGTAGTTTCGATTCCGATGATTCCATCTGTAGTAATATTGCCAGTGACGCTAATAGTATTTGATGCAACTACATCCGATAACAAATGAATAGAAGAAGGTCTCAACTCTAAAGTTGGGGTTGTTAAACCTCCTCTAGCAAAAGAAATATTGCTATTTCCAGTTTCAAATCTTGTGTATGCACCATCCTCTTTTACTCTCAGAGTATTATTAACGAAAATACCTTGAGACCCTTCTAACTGGATGCTACCAAGTAAAGAACCAGCTGTAGATCTCAAAGAAAGATTGTTATCAGCACCAGTGATAAAAGATCTTGCTCCAGATAGACCCCAAGTAACAGAGTATGAAGGATCTAATTGTATATCACCAGCAGAAACATTCAGTCTAGATGCTGGAGATGCACTACCGATACCAACAAAGTGATTGATTTCATCCACCACCAGTGTGGAACTATCAATAACGATAGGACCATTAACGTTTAGACCACCCATCGTAAAAGTACCACCTTGATTCAGCTTGACCGCATTGATGGTACCATCGGAGGGTTCTCCGACATCAATCGTATCGCCAATCACTAAACCGAAGAAATCGATACCAGGATTCGGTGGATCCGAGAATGTAATTTGATCGTTGTTGATTTGGTATGCAACGTTTGCTTCTTGAATAACACCACCAAGTGAGATGATAAGCTGCAAAGGCGAACCAGGGAAAATTACCTGACCACCAACACGCAAGTTAAAAGTAACTGCCACACCGTTGAACTGTGCAGCAACGTCATCCAACTTACGGATATTACCAATTTTGGGTGCAACGCCTAAGTACGCCATTTCCGTTTAAAATTATTTATTAGGTGATAATGAATTTCCCATCTGTGCCAGACTGACCAGCACCGCCACCCTGACCAGCAACACCCCTATCGGGATCTGCATTGTTGCCAGGAATAGCATTGTTTCCAGCGGAAGATGATCCAGCAATGATGCGAGTTTGATCTACAAAACTAGATCCACCACCACCGCCGTGACCATTGACATCACCACTACCGCCGCCACCGCCGCCGTAGTAACCAGCACCGCCACCACCGCCAGGATAAGTAAGGAGAGATCCTGCTCTACCTCCTGCTAGAGATGAACCATCCAGAGCATCGGTAAAACCAGCAAAACCGCCAGCAGTTTGTGATCCTCCGCCACCTCCTCTTTGATCGAATAGTTGACCAATTTGACCGTTAGGACCACCGCCTGCACCACCAATTTGATCAGCACCAGCGCCCCCGCCACCAGCTGCAATCAGAAGAGCATTCGATTGAACAGCAGAATTTCTGAAGATACCTGTGTATCCTCCACCACAACCACCATATTCATTTCCCGAAAGACCACCCAAAGCACCACCACATTCTCCACCAGAAGTAATCTGTGCGGTTGCTCTAGGATCACCACCACCACCAACACAAATATAGTATTGTGCTGTAGAAAGAAGTTTTAAACCACCAGCTGTATAACCAGCACCGCCACCAATACCACCAGGGTTAGATCCTCCTGCTCCACCTGCACCCCACATAGTAAATTGAACAGTGAAAACAGCATCGTTAGAAACAATCGTTTCTAAAATGAATTCTCCACGATTTAAAGTGAGTGGACCTTGGACATCGAGATTCCAATTGATAATAGGATCACCATTTTGAGGTGTTACACGAATGGTGCGAACGGCTTCAAATGGAGTATTGCGAATCTTAGTGGTATCGTAAAAAGGACGCAAATGTCCTTCATCGGTCAAGTTGTCTAACCGACTTTCGTAATTTAAAGTTTTAAGACTACCGACACGAAAAGGCATTTACGACTCCTTATCACCAATAAGAATGATGGTGACTTTATTTGAGCTATCTGTCACACCATAAATGGCATCATTCTCATCTTCGAGAACAATGGGATAATTTAGTTCGACGTAAAATGTTTCACCAGAACTTAATTCTTGTCTAACAAATTGTTGGGGTTTAGTTGCAGCATCGATAGTATCGAGTGCACCAACATTATCTTCTGCAAGATATAAGTTGACGGTTTCTGTAGTAGTGTTGCCGTTAAAAACAACAAAACCTTTAAAATAAGTTTTTGTGTTGGCAGGATTTACATAAATCGTGCCAGGAGTACCCGATGGAATAAACTGAATGTTTCTTCCACCTGTTCCTGATAATTTTCCTCTTGAGAGAGCCATTGTATACTGTATCCTCCTTGATATTTAGCTGAACAACCAGATGTCCCGCATTTCATTGCGGTCACTGAATTCCATATTTACGGTGCCATCAAGATTACTGCTAGAAACAACAAGGTTATAACCGATATCAGCAACTTGGGTAGCAGGGAAAATAATATTCCCAAGGCGAATCCTGTTAGGTGTAGGACCACCAGGATCAGCTTGAATAGAAACGCCATTGATTGTGGCATTATTCAATGTTTGTAGATTAGTAGTACCACTGCTTGCATCTGCTTTCAGCGAAATCGCATTGAACACAGTAGTTGCAAAATTGGGGTCATCCCCAAGTGCATTACTTAATTCTTGCAATGTATCGAGAGCGCCAGGAGCTTGTCCGATCAAGTCTGCAACTTCTTGGCGAACAAATGCTGTGGTAGCAATCTTTGTACTGTTATCATTCAAAGTCTGAGTGATACCAGTGGAATTTCCAGAAATGTTAACAGTAGTTCTATCAGAAGGAGAACCAATAGAATTCTGTGTAGTAATATATCCTTGCCTTGCAACAAAAATATCTGTCTGCTGTCCACCAGAAGTGGTAGCAAACATATGGAAATCATCACCGTTCTGAACAATATCGGTGAAACCACCAGTATTGCTAGACTCCAATCTGATTGCGGGAAGAGTCTGAGCTTTTACTCTAAGACAGTTACTAGTAGCAGAAGCACCGTCAATGTCAACCTTATAACTAGGAGAGTAATTCCCAACGCCAATAGAACCGTAGCAATCAATATCTCTAACATTGATATCATCAGTGCTTAGAAGTTCAACAGCACCAGATCTTCCGTAGAAAGAAGAAACAGCACTGGTAGGTCCGACCAAGGACGAAGAGAAACCAATGTGAGTGACTTCGATGACCGATCCAATATCAGGAGCATCGTCAAAACGCAAAACTAGATTTTGTTGAACCAGAGTATATGCATCTTTATGTTGCACCAGACCGTCAATAGTCACCAGAATCGCGTGCACATTCGGCGGTGCTTTCGACATTGTAAAGTCGGAATCAATACCGTTGGCAGTGAATGTCTCGGAGAAGATCTCCGAACGATCCATATTGTTGACTACAGAATTTTGTACTTGTCCAAAGAAAGTATCTCCTGTTTCGGGAGCTTCGGAGAAATAAATTCTATCTCCCTGAACCCAGAAAGAACCAGGACCAGCTTGAGCACTAGCAGTGTTTGGTTGTTGCAGAACACCATTTAAACTGACTTGCAGTTGCATCGACTGAGCAACTGTTACTACATCTCCGTTAGTAGTACGAAGCTCAAAGTTTGTGTCTACCCCGTTAAACTGAGACGAGATATCTTGGAGCTCCTGAATTTTAGAAACATATGCTTCTGGATTAAGTCCAAGATATGCCATCAGACTGAGACCTCCATAAAGCTAGCAATGCAATCCAATGCATTATTAGTGTCGCAAGAAATTACAATCTCATCTCCCAAACCAACATCAATTTTTTGCACAGAATCTCCGCTAGTGTGTGTTGTTGCGGTGCTCGATGCTTGTGCGCGATCGACGTTTAGAAGTTCGTTACCTGTACCTTGAAGAGATGTGACTTGCATAATCTCGTCATTGATTATGATATAATCTAAGGCATTAAATTTGGGACCAGTGTTATCACTGACTTCAATTTGAGTAATGCCAGTACCAGTAATATCTGCTGCTAGTGTATCACTTACAGCTGGTGTAGAAAGACGATATCCATCAGCATCATACGACAAAATGATCTTTTGCCCCTGCATAACTTCGAACGCAGATCCAGCAGGGATCGGTAGATTTTTTACGATGTATACATCATCTTTTGGGTATTGCGGATCAATAGAATATGCTGGATATCTATTAATCTTAACCTCCGCCAAAACAGCAGTCTGAGTTGTATTGGACAAGTTACATCCAATGATCACAGTCTGCTTTTCCACTTGGGTGCCTTGTAGTTCTACCGAGTAAATTGCGGTCTCGGTAGTTCCTACACCTGTCTTTGAAGTTGAGATAAATTTATTTGCCATTTGTTATTAACCGAGAGCGATAGCAAGAGCAGTAGCATCAAGACCTGCTTCCACAGACACACCGACCTGGGCAGCAAGTGTATTCACCTCAACCTGCAATTCGTTGATCGCATTAACAAGGTTTGCTTTGTTTTGTGTCGTGAGGTTTGTAAGATTTCCAATAGTGATATCTTTGATTTCGTTAATCGCAGAAACAATACTGGATTTAGAGACAGTAGAAAGATTGGCAAGAACGCCAATGATAACGTCTTTCGTTTCGTTAAGTGCAGCAACTAAGCTGCTGTCATCAACAATATTTGCAGTTAATGTTGTGAGATCGCCAACATCAGAATCAAGTTCATTTATAGCATTTACAATGCTTGTTTTATCAACCGTTGTCAGTTGAGATAATGATTTGATGATAGTATCGACAACATAGTTAACCGCTTCCACCACATCATCTTTATTTCCATTGGGAATTTCCGATGATAGATTCGCAATAGGACCAAGTTCTGTATCCAATTCGAGCAAACAATCTGTGATAGTTTGAGCTACAAGATTATTTGCGACGGATTGGAGAACAATTTTACCAGAAAAATCACCAGCATCTGCGCCAATATCATTGATCTCCAGGCGCTGCTGTTCAAACGTATAATTTTTAGCTACGTTCCTTACAGTCATTATGGGTTCCCCATACGGATTAGTTATCTGAGTTTATTTATATCAGGATGTGATAAGCGATCTGAAGTACTTAACTGTATTAGTAGCAAAAGATGGGGTGAAAATGACCTCAATATTTGCACCATTGTATTGTGCAGTAATAGTACCTAAAGCACCCTGAGCAAGACCACCAGAAGTCATAGTGGCATATTCTTCGATAAAGATATCAGTGCCATCGTGCATAATCAAAACTTCTTTGGTTTGAATATACGATCCAGATACAACCTGAACCACATATTTACCACTAAGATAATCTGTAGAAGTGAAGGTATCAAGGACAGCAGCTTGAACAGTCGCTGTCACGATTTGTCCACAATCTTCACCGTGAATGCCGCGAGTTAAAACAAGCGAATCGCCTTGATCGTTGTAGCGAATTTTCTCGGCACCACCAAGAACAAATCCAATTTGATCCGAAGCGGGACGATAGAATCCATTATCTTGGTCCAGGTAGAAAGAAATACCAGGAATTGCAACTGTACCATCACCTGCACCAGTAAAACCAGACAGGTTAGTCAGACCATTACCATCGCCAACAAATGCTGATGCGCCAACGGTACCATTGACTTGGACAATTTGGGCAAGAGCATTATTAGGATCTTGACCAATACCAATTTTATTATTGGTCGGATCGACTTTAATGATAGGAACATTCGATCCAGATGGTTCAACTGTAACTACTGCGCCGTCGAATGTAACAGACGAATTAGCACCAGAAACACTGATAGAACCAGCTTCTAAATCTGCTATTAAAGTTCCTCTGTCAAAAACAAGATCGCCTGAAGTGGTACCAGTAAATGTACCAGTACCAATAGCAAATTTGTCTTCTGATTCGTCGTAACCAATAAACGCATTATCTTCGGTACCACGCTCAAAAACGATACCAGAGTCACCAGCTGGTGCACCAACAACACCATTACCAAGTTCAATTAATTTATCGCCAATAATAGTGTTGGTAGTGGAAACTGTAGTTGTACCACCAAGAACTGTAAGTTCACCGTTGATGACAACGTTGTTGGCAACTTCTAAATCTTCTGTTGGATTTCCAACACCAATACCAACTTTTCCTTGTCCAGTAACGACTATAGCATCTGTCAGAGCATTAGGGGCGGAACCACTAACACCCGATGCTTTTGTTGTTTTGAATCTAATGTAACCACCAGAGGCAGAACCTGTACTCGCACCACCAGCGATAACGAGATCCGATCCAGAAACATCAATACCAACAACGTTCTCTCTGGAGAGTTTACCAGTAACGTTTAGAGTAGTTGCAACACTAATAGAGTTGAAACTAAAAGTTGCATTAGTGTCAATCTTTGGAGGAGTGATAGCACCATCGCGAATAACACTAGTGTCAATAGCTTCTTGACCAATACTAGTGCTAAGTTTTTGTGTTGTGATGGAGTTGTCTGCTAACTTCAGGGTCGTGACAGCGCCATTACGGATAACAGATGTAGTGACCGCCTGGGTACCAACACCACTATCCAGTTTGGCGTCACTGACCAACCCATCATTTAAACCAGTTCTCCTGATTCGTGTAAGCGCCATTTTTTAAACAGTTTCCTATGTGAGTATTTATAGTTTTGAAATGAGCTCTTTCAAAAGACCCTTTATATCTGCTACATCTCTTTTGAGATCGGCAATTTCTCTATCGTAACTGAGGTTACGTTCTGCCATTGCTTTTTGTTTTTTGTATGCTTCAAAGGAGCTTTTATCGTGGTTGATAATCGCTCCTGTATCATCGCGATGATAATCAGTATGACCCTGCACTTTATTCATATGTCCTCTAGACCAAAATTCGGAAATAATAATACTAAACATCAATATGTAGCAATGGCTCGAAGATCTCTGATTCTGGGAGGCATTGCAGGATTTCGTGACTTCATAACAACTTTGATTGCAAATGAGTTGAAATCTTTCAAACCACTGATAGTATAAGAATATTCCTTAAAGTCAGATTCCGATTCTGTAGTTGGTGAGAAGTTTGTGCCAGTAGAAGGAGATACAGAAACGTCAGGAGAACCATCTTCGTTGAAGTATGCCCAGTTGATCTCGTTGAAGAAGACCTGTTGCGAGGCACGCTTAGTTTTATACATCAATGTAATATCATCGATTTCCTGAAGAGCAGCAGTAATCTTGACGGTAATGCCATTACCAGGATTTTCCAGAGAAATTTCTTTGGTAACGTAGTTGGCAACATTAGAAGAATTCTTTAATCTTTCGGATGTATATAAGAAACCGTATGCATCATACACTTCCTTAATTTCCATAGGAACATTGAAAGATTGGTTGATAACATCAAAACCATCTTGATATTCACCATTTCCAGGATTACCAACACCAAGCAAATCGCCATTCGCGAATAGCGAATCGTTAGATGTAAAGATCAAACGATAATTTTCTTGGTTCCAACGTGTTACTTTACCCGTCTTGGTATCACTATCATTCGCAATCAAATCATTGGGAGTGATATCAAATTGTGCGAGAGACAGATCACCAGCAATCTTCAGAGGTAAGGTGAAACCACTAGGAGCTCCAGATGTGGGGTTGGTGGTAACACCATCAAAGTTCCACTCTTGGTTATAAGTAGAGGAACCACTGAATACAGGTTCTTCACCTAGAATAAAACCATCACCCTCAATAATTCTCACATACATTTCACCTGGCGAAGAAGCATTCCAGTAAGACAGAACGCCCTTAGTGCCAGAAGTTTTACCAGTGATAATTTGTCCTTTACCACCAGTAACTTCAAAAGCTTGCGCCGAACCAAGAGTTGCGGGTGTTCCTGCACTATCGATCAGTCTCATCACAACAGTCTTATAAACTTCAACTTGCTGAACTTTTCTTCCATATCTATCTTCATCGCCCATAGGAGACTCAACGCGGTTAGTGGTGAGAACAGCCTTAGGATTCTTAAGATTGATAATCGGAGAAAGATTCGGATTAGTTGTAGACAGAGTTGCCTGAACTGTCATCGACTTCTTATTATTCAATGTGCTGGCAAACAACTTCTCATTGAGTTTAGATGTAACAACACGCTGAGTTGGGAAGTAATATTCTTTGTTCAGAATAATAGGTACAAATTCTTCGAGAGAATAATCTGTAACTGTTTCTCTGCTGTCAATAGGTTTGATATTTGTAGTTTGAATTCTGGTTTCTAATGAGGTGTCGGGATAATCAAGAGCATCGATCTTAACCAAAGCTTTCTCGTATTTAACTTGACCGAGAGCCATAGTATTGAGACCACCGCCAATAGCAGAACCACCAGCACTAGTAGGCATCGCAACAGTATAGAAATCAATGCCAGCATCGACAATTGGGAGAATCTGATTATTCAGAGCAGTTGCAGAAAAACCACCAACACCAGATGCACTTTTGAGAGCAACATAAGATCCAGGATTCAGACCGTGATTCTTATGGGTAATCTTAATAATCTTATTATTAGAACCAAATAGTTTGCTAGTAGTAGTGCTAGAACCAGATGCATCAGTTTCAATTGAATTAGTACCGATGTGCTCATAACCCATATCGGAATTAATCAGATTGATGACACCAGACTTTGTGGTATCAAACTGAGCACGATTTAACTCGAACTTGAGGTCTTCATACTGGTTCTCGGTCCAAAGATTGCTATTCTGACTCTTAAACAGAGAACCAAGCAGAGGTTGAGTAGTAACTGTAGAGTTACTATTAATCTCAGTTTCGCCAAGGCGAGAGATGAATGTTTGGTACTGAGTGCTATTTGTTTCGATGATAAGAGCATATTCACGATCATTCTCCAGGTAAACGGGATACTTAAAGTGGAATTGTGTAGGAACAAGTGCTTTTTCGTCAGTAGCAACACCCATTCTCACAGCTGGTTTGTTGTACTTAATGATTGCCCTTGCGGTAGCAAGTTGCGTTGCGCTAGAACTAACGATAAGAACACTAGGAGGATTGGTATATTCATTGCCACCGAGAGTCGGATTAATTTCATATACCTTTTGATCTGTGATGCTAGGAATAGCAGTTGCGGTAACGCCGCCAGGAAGTTGCGGAGATTCGATAGTAACAGTTGTAGAACCAGCATAACCATCACCAAGATCATCCATAACGATCTTCGAGACGTAACCCGAATCTTGAACAATTTCCATCTTGATGATATCAGAACCAGATCTGCTGTTATTAGCAACAGTCAGTGATGTAATAACGAGTGGTTCTCCAGGAATAAACGTTTCCTTGTTATGATTGCTCAGAATCAGGGTATAAACTTGAGTTGTCGCAAGAGTAAATGTCTCGTTAACTTCTGGAACGGGGTTGTTCTGAGAATCAAGAACTGCTAAGAGAGGACCCTGAGCATTAGAAGTATCTCCTTCAATAATCTCATTTTTGATCAGAGTGTGAGAACTACTAGTAATAACACGAATATAAGTATTGGGATCAATAACTACTTCAGATCCAGGAAGAATATTCTTACTAGGTCTTCCAGCAATCGTATCCGAAATCTTGACAGAAATCGGGAGAGTGGCATCTTTTTGCGAGAAGTAAAGATTCAGAGAAGATGCAAATACACCACCAGTAAAACTTTCGACACGGAAGGTTTGTGCCAGAGGATCAACAACCGAAACTTCTGGATTCAGAATATTCTCAGTGAATTGAGTGCCATCAACTTTATCCCCATCTAGAACGTTCTCTACAGAAATAATGTCGTTGGGAGCAGTTTCCTTGATAGCAGTTGCATAGAAAGCAACGCTAGCAAAGGTCTCGGGGTGAGCACCATTAGTGGAGCTGCTAGTGAATTTGATTTTTTTGACACCCAGAGGGAATCTCAAACCAGGAGTAGTATCCCAATCAATGTTATCCAGTTTCTCTTCGTAAGCAGTACCCGTAACTGGTTTTCTGCCAGAAGGAATTAGAATAATACCAGTTGCATTGCCAGCATCATCAGTGACTAAAGGATCGCCCCAGAATCTCAGAGAAGATCCAGGTTGACCAGAATAATTGCGATCGGGAACCAAATAAGAAGAGATGTTAATGTTATCCAGGAAAGGATATAATTTTGTATTTGGTTTCATCTTACGCAGATGGAACTCAATATATTGCTCCTTGACGTATAAAGTCAAAGATGTGCTGATGGTCTTCTCACCAATAGTGGTGCTGCTTTGCTGAAGAGGAATTTCTGTGTTCTGAGATGCAATATTAGAAGAACTGGTAATCCTAGAAGAAATAACCTCGGATGCAGAGTTATCTGGAGCATCGGAGCTTAAAGAGAAAACATTACTAAACTCTGAGTCGTTACCGAGCACAGAAATCTTGCTGACATCGTGAATTTGAGAAAGTGCAGTATCACCGTCTTCATAAACTTCCAGCGGATCTAATGTTTGGTTGTCATTGTTATTGAGAGCAGGTAAAGCATACTCATCAAACCAAGGATCGATGTTGGGTGTGATTTCTGCAGATCCTTTAAATGCGAAGATCAGGAACGGATTGACAGCAACAGTATTTGTTGCGAATGTATTTTGAACTAAAACTGCTTCTGTGTAGGGCAGAGTTACAACACCATTGTTGACGACATAATTGGAAAGAAGTCTTGCTGTGGGTGCAGGATCGAGTTCTTCCAGAGAAACTGTAGTCTCTTTGGACTCAGGGCGAAGTGAACCACGAGTCAAGTCGAGAGCACAACGGTAATCGACACTGTTAATATTAGACAGAGCAAAATTCTCAAAATTATCAACTGCAAATCCAGACTTGAATTTATCGAGACCAGTGCCAGAATCTTTAATCTGCGTATTCATTGCAGATTGCTCAAGAACTGAAAGCATTGTGTATCTTTCAACACGCTCAATTCTTTTCTCGAGCTTAGAGATATCGCGCATTGTAAAACGCTTATTCTCTACTGGGAAGACTTTGATTTTTCTGATATTGTCTGTAAATGCAGGAATATAAATCTTAAAAATCTTGATTGCTTCGTCGATAGTTTGTGCAGACTGCGGGTCATTAGAACCTGCACCTTTCTTAACGATAAAGTTACCATCTTTCTTCAGATAGACAGTATCGATTCTATCGACGTAGTATTCGTAATAGCACGCAAAAGTATAAGGAATAGATTTTGAAGATTCTGTATCAGCAGGAAGTGCGGCAGTAACACCACCTGATGTATAAACCTCAGATACATTAGAACCAGAATCCATTACGCTGGCATTCAGATAACCAGGAATTTGTGCTGATGTACCAACTAAAGGACGGAAATCAATCACGTCGGCAAGAGATTTCTTACCATAAACATTGGATGTGAAGACAGGAATGTCCTCATACGCCACACCATTTTCGTGTAGGTAAGAATCAGCAGCAAAGAAGTCACCTTCAGAGTGCTTAAAGTAATCAAAACCAATAACTAAGGTTCCTGTAGGAGTTCTAAAACCAGGCTTTCTTATGAGAGAAGCAGTGTCATACAAAGAATCTCTTTGACCATTATCAAACAGGAAGAAATTGGTAATATCAGTACCGCTGCTACCAAGAATGTTTCCATTTTCATCTACTGTCGGAGCAACACCAGGAGTACCTTCATAAACATAACGCAACTTATAAACGTCAGAGTATGATTTGACTTGACCAGTAGGATCATCATAATCATCACCTCTTAGTGGGATGATTTCGTTATCCAAGTCAGATGCAATAGAAATTCTCTTATTTCCGACAGATGTTTTTAATTTTGGTTTTGCTTTTGATGTCTCGATGGTACAAGAAATCTTGAGCTTCATATCGGACAAGTTTAATGTGCCCGATTGATAGAAGTAACCAGCAGGAAGTTTGATATCAATAGAACCAGCATTATTTGTGCTATTGCCACTGGTAATTGAAATCATCGAAGAATCGATGTAGAGAATATCACCATCTCTGACAATCTCACCAGACGCACTACCATAACGTGTGGTAGTAGCACCCACATTATAAACTTCGATGACATAATCTCCTTGAGAGAAAGGAGCAAACTGCTGTTGACCGAAATCTAATTGTGCAGCAACGTTAATTTCATTTGTAGTACCATCAATCGTAACTGATTCGATGAACTGCCTTCTCGCATAGTATGTAATACCAGTATCAGTAGAGTCTGTTAAAATCGAAGCAATTTTAGAGTTAGGCAGAGGAAGAATCAAGCTTGATTTTCCTGCATTTGAAATCTTAGATCTAATTCTTGTAACAGTGTTAGAAGCAAATCCCTGTTGAAGACGTTGCTTTAAATAAATTCTACCAACAGAATCGGTGGAAGCATTGCAGGCAGATGCAACTTCATATCTGTAAGATCTACCATCGATAGTGATCTGAATCAAATCATCTACTTTTAATTCATCTGCAGGACGAGCTGTGTAATTTGTCGCTTCAATATAATCGCAATCTGTACGACCAGAATACTGAAGATTGTTGCTAATAGTTTTAAATTCGGTGTAATCAGTTTCCGCATACTGAATATCAGCAGTAAAGAACTTATTGGAAGCACCGTGCTGCATACCAATAGAACGGATATCTTCGGTACCGAAAGTTTGAATAACATCTTTAAACAGATGTGCTCTTACATAGGCATCAGGATCGCCAGCACTATGAACACCACCAACATCAATCACCTCAATTTTGGGAGGTAATGCAAATACATCAGTAATGTCTCTTCTACCAAGTTCTGTAAACTGAACAGAATGTACATAATCTTGCTGACCATTAATACCGTCAGTAGCAGTTTCTCTTCTGACAGTCAAATAGTTTCCGAGATACTGTCTATCAGCAATCTTAAGGTTCATCAGTTCGGAATAGTTTTCACCACCATAGGGAACTGTGAAGTGACTAATGCGACCTTCAACTGCAATAACAGCAGACTTGGCGCTATCATCCATATCATAGATTTCTTCACCTTCAACAAATTCACCAACAACCGAAGAAAGAACAACTGTATTGGCGTGAGAAAGGGAAGCATTCTCGGGATCGTTCTGCCCAACAGAAAGACCACCCTCAACAACAGCTGTTGCACCAGAAATAGATCCCTTAATATTAGAACCAGTTTCAAAATTATGATTACCTGTTAATGTAATTTTGGTAAACAGAATAGGATTGGTGTAACTAAAGGTAAAAGTTGTATCTTGCTGTGTGCTGCTAGCAAAAACGTTCTTAGTTTTATCAAAACCAGTAGGAAGTTTTGCGAATTTGGAGTCTCTAGCAATCGCTCTACCAATAATAGGATGAGTTGGAACTGTGTAGTCCAGAATCATACCGTAGTAAACACTGCCGCTATTATTACCATACAGTGAGATGCCGTTTGCTGCGCCTCCACCAGCGCCTCCAAGCTTAACGGGACCGTGAGACTGATAGGAAGCGTGAATGCTGTACAGCGCCTTAATCGGACCTCTCAGCACCAATTCGTGTACGATATCTGCAGTACCATCATTCATACCGTTGGGATCGGTATCTGATGCCCAGGGAACAACACTCTCTCCATCATCTTTGTTGAAAAGAACATTGAATCTAGACGCCACAACACTTACGGCATCATAAGAAGTTCCATTGTAGTGATACAGAGTTCTGGACGTTCCAGTTCTCAGAGCTTCATAAACAATATCATTGGAGGGTGTAACAGATAGATCGAGAGGATCACCGTTAATAGGATCGACACCAGGATAAACCCACACCGTCATCGTTGCGGAATCGGTGTTATAAGTTGTTCCTCTCAGATCTGCAGCTGCAAAAACTGCATCATCAACACTATTTTTTGTGCCATTAGTGCCGAGATATGAATCAATAAACTTTCTATACAGATCAACTTTCTTGAAAGGTGTAGATTCGCCATCGCTAGTAGCACTGATGGGCACAGAACCAGAAACAGCACGAATACCGATTGTGGGTAAAGCAGTCGAATACAATCTTGTGTTGTCTCTTTTTTGCGTTTCTTTTGCTTTATCTACCTCAATATATTTGGTCTCGGTATTTTCTACTTCGTAACCACGGACATATGCCTTACCAGGACCAATGCCCATAACAAGTTTGTTAGAAGCTTCTATCTTAGAAAGACCATTTACGAGTCCATCTTCATCTTCAGAATAAAAACTTGTGCCTTTGTCGTTATAATATTCTTTGAGTTCGGCAATGAAGTTTTTAACAATATAGTCGCCAGACTCGTCATATGTTCTACGTGCCAGAATTTCTTCGATCTGACTTGGAGCAGTTTGCTTAATCTGCCTTTGAATTTTGCCTTGTTCCAGATAAACAAGTTGAACAAAATTTTTGTTCGACGGTGCAGTGATGTCGAATTTCTCAAGATTCAATTCAATCTTGAGGCGATGAGCACCAGGAGCAGAATAGTTAGAGTATCCCTGTGCGTTGTCTTTCAGAGACGGATCGTCTTCGGGAGTAACAATATATTCCGTAATTGTCCAACCAACTTTGTAGGAAGAGTTGGTGCTGTACTTGGAAAGAATTAGTGTTTGCTCAGCATTCTGAACAAAGTGACCATTGATAAAGTAAATACCTTTTTGGACATTGACCGCAGAACCAAATCCCATAGCAGGACTGTCTGCTGGTTTGATGCCATCTGTACCAACAACCAGAGTAGGATCGTTATCGGTTGTGGGTGCTTCTAATTTAAGAGATTCGCCTTGTCTAAATCTAACGTCAGTATTATCAGAACCTGAACTGATATACTTAACAAAAATAGTGTCGGCATCTGTTGTGGTCTCGTAAGCGTGATTATCAACAAATGCCTTAACACCAGAAGTCTGACCGACAAGAATCTTGCCGACCAGCTGGGAAATATCATATTTAACGAAGTTAATTTCTCCGTTAATAGATTGAGCAACCTGAGAGACGCTACTTAACTTGACATATTCGTAAGTGTCAGAGTATGAAACTTCACCAGGGATCACCATTTGACCCTGTTTGAACATACTATTACCAACCTGCTCAACCTGATCCTGCAGCATAGACTGCAGTTGTGTCAACTCTCTCGCTTGGATCGAGTATCCAGGTCTGAACAGAATCCTATAGAAGTTTTTCCCCGCATCAAAGTCGTCGAAATACGGGGATCTATTCAGGTTAGTATTTTGTGGCATCTCTTAGGTCTCTTATGAATTAGAACTCAACAACGAGCTTAATATCCTCAATCTGGTCAGAAGCACGAGAAATTGCACGACGGTTCTCAATGTAAATGATGTCGCCAGAATTTTTTTCGATCTCGGGATTAGCAAGACCGCTGGCAAAAATGACGCCACCGTCAGTCTGACCACCAGGGGTATTATATGTACTATTTACCGTAGCAGTAGAAAGGGATGTTCCACCAGAAACAGTATCAGAACCGTTATCAAAAGCGTAAACAACACCGTTATGGGTGTGGCGATCAGGAGACTGGAAATACTTCAGGATGTTGTATGTAACACCATCCACAGTTCCTTTCCAGGACACAACAGTTGCTTTAGCAGTAACCGACTGACCGTTACCATCGGTGTAGGTCTGGGAAATTTCTTCATCCACGAAGAAATCACCAGAGGGGTTTTGAACCTTAAGTGCAGGAGTAGCACTCAGGTTATCTGCAGTAGCAAAGTCAGTAGAGTTATAGTTGTAAGGATCGCGCAGCAGACCAATACGACGGAAATCGTTATCAGTCGGGAAGTCGCCCTCACCTTCATCGTAGGTCAGGCGAGTGTTGATCATCACACGCTTACCACCCAGTTCTTCCACAGGATCGGCACCGTGACCACCTTGAGGGGGGATGATCACTTCCAGAGCGCCACCAGTAGCGTCACTGTTAGCGTCGATGTTGGAGGGCGTTGTCAGGGCAGCATCGCTAAACACATCATTCAGGTTGATGGAAGCATAGGTGTAACCTGTACCAGGAGCTTGCAGACTTGCTTCAACGATAGAACCAGAGTCAACAACCAGTTTTGCGATACCGCTAGAACCATTACCCTGAATCGGGGTGTAGTAAGTACCAGCATCATAGTTGGTACCCGCATCGGTAACCAGAATGGTGTCGATAGCACCATCAACAGCAGAAGTAGTCACTGCAGTTTCTTCCACAATAGGAAGGAAGTCAGTGGACAGGAACTTCAGCACACTATCAGTAGGGATAGTGTACATATACTTCCAAACGTACGGACGCTTACCATCAGTACGGAAACCAGGGTTACCAGGATCTTCGGGTTCGATAAAGATACCAGAGATCGATTGAACCTTGGTGGGTTCGGTCACAGCAACAACACCGTTAGGATCGGTAGGAGTTTGACCGTTGTAAATGCACTTAAACACTTCATAGCTGCTGTTCATCACATAGAATGTGGAAGCAAACAGAGAAGTAGAACCTGTCGCAGATGTCTTAGCGCTGGAATAATCAGGTTTGTACATATCGTACACAGTGTTAGCGCCAAAGTTATAACGCTTGACCACGAAGGTCACGTCATCTTTCTTAACACGTTTCAGCGAGATCATATCATCGAAGATCTCGAATTTCTCTTCTTGAGAGTCAAAAGGTTGTGTGGGAGTGTTCTCAGTACCAGTTCTCCACACACCTGCTTTTGCAGTAGCGCCACTGGTATCACCAGTAACAGCAACACCAGGAACGAAATTGGAGTTTTGACCAGATGCGCCATTCACACCTGAGAGAAGGACCGAGTTCGGGAATACTTTCTCGACCGTACCATAAACGCTAGCGCCACCAGGATAAGAGGTACCCTGATAAACGATCTCGCCTACTTGGAAAGTATTGTTGATTGCATACAATTCTAAGTATGCACGCCATTCTTGAGGGCGGCCAATAAAGAAGTACAGTCGAGTACGTTGGGTACCAGACTCAGCTGCCGTTTCCTCTGCAGGAGAAGCAGTGTCAGGTTCCGCCAGCGCCTCAACGAACTGCTGTGCATTATGAATTCTAAAAAGATCAGTGATAATTGCAGACATTGGATTTTCGTATACTGAGACTGGATCCGAGGTTATTTATATTTAGTTAGTTAAATTAGAACTTGTTTGCAGATAAAACGTGGGAACCTGCTGGATAAGACTCAGCTGAGTCATCAAAGAAAACTCTTCTGACACCCCAAGAATCGAAATAGAAGGTGTCATAACCAGTTCTAAATTTGATGTAAGTGTTGGTAGTTTGAGCATTTGCAGGAAGGTTTATTGTCAAAATGTTCCAGTCATTGTAATTGTTATCTTGATCAGTGACAAAACCAAGAACCACCCAACCAGTAATCGAAGTCCAATACTCAATAACAAAAGATCCACCAAACACAGTACTATCCCCACCATTAGTACCAGTTCCACGAATAATTTCAAAACTGATAGTCGTATAAGAAGACATATTGAGACCTTGGATAATCAATTCACGGTTGTGATAATTATTTGGACTAACTCTTCTGTCACCAAATGCCCAATATCTAGTGTTGCTAGCGAATCCAGCAGTAGTGAGATCGCTTCCATTACCAGTTCCACTACCACCATCAACTTCATAAACATTTGTTGTTTGATAAGTTATTTCGGTGTAGGGGTCATATCCGACTTCAACAATGCCTTTAGGATTCGGACGAGTGCAACCAAGGAATCTATCCGAAGCTACGCCAGTGTAATTAATAATTTCGCGGGCATCTGGATCTGTATTACTTGCAAGAATAAAGGAACCGCTTGTGGGGAATCCTCTAGTAGAGTTCACAAGAACAACATTAGATCCGTAAGGATTTGCCAGAACGGTACCCTTCACAGATGTGTAGAATGCCAATTCAGATCCTTGCTGATAACGGAAGTAATTCTGATCACCTTCCGCATATACCTGCGAATTAGTAATTTCAGAATTTTCAAAATCTCCAATAGTGAGATTGGGATACAAGTTAGACCAGAACTCAATAGTCATATCTCCCATAACATAATTAATCTGTCTGCCAGAATAATCAGTGTAATAACCGTTCTGACCGATAGTACCATTTGACTGAGGTTGAATCTCAAACTTCATAGACTCCAGAGAACCAATAGACAGTCCAAGAGATCCAGTGGTGAATGAATCAAAACCAATCATATTGGGATTGTTGAAAGCTCTCCTTTCAACAGCACCAGCATTATATTGAACCTTAGTCTCGGTGTTCTTATACTTGGTGATGGCACAAGAAATGCCCTGAACACCACCAGTCATTTGAGACTGGAGGATTTCAGTTTGTTTGTGCTCAACATATACCTGCTCAGGTGCCAGATTGATGTAAATCTCGGGTTGAGGATGCATCTCAAGTCCAAGATCAAGAATCTTCTGGATGATTACGCGACCATCATAATATTTCTTGACTTGATAGATGGGTGCGCCAGCATTACCGAACACCAAATTTGTACCGATCGGCATATAGGAGTTGAGAATGCTCCATTGTGTCTGATCGCCACCTTTGAAGATGGTATTCAAATAAGAGGTAATTGGTAGATCGCTAACTGTGGAATCGAGACGGGGAGGTTCGATACCGAAAGTTGTAAAGTTTTTGATAGAAAGGGGATCCTTGCGGATCACAAAATATCCTCTAGTAAATAGAATTTGAGGAGCAACTTTATATCCAGAACCAGTAGAAATTAGTTCGGTATCAACAACTTCGCCTCTAACAACAATTGCACTTGCTCTAGCACCACCACCAGTCGGAGAAGAAAGGGGATCGCCATTAGAATCGGTAACTGGGGATGATCTAAAGATCATCACAGGAGGTTCGCGATAATTTAAAGAAGATTGGAAATCTAATTGATCGGAGTATAGAGAAGAAGAATAATCATAATGTCCAGGTTCATCGTTAGCACTAGCATTTCTAGGAACAAAAGATCCTCCTAAGAGATCTTCTCCTTTGTTCCAAATATTTGCTTGGTGCCACTCTCTATAAGACTCAAAGTAAGCAGAATTATCTCTTCTTGTGAGTACAATACTGTTAACACCACCAGCTTTAAGAATCTGCAAACCAGTTGCATTTGTGCTGGGAACTTGATCGATGTAAATCTTTTCCCCAACACGGAATGTGCTGTAGTCGGGATCTGTATACGGTGCACCGTCAATATATTCACTGCGCAGTTCGATAGTTTTTCTGGAAAGAGAATAACTCTTAACCTCACCACTCCAAATCACAGGAGAATTGATATCATTCTGATCGGCATACTGAACAACAATATCTCCAGGAAGGAATTCGACACCTTCTTGTCTACTAGAAGTCAGAGTGTGGAATCTAACCTCGGCATCAATTCTTGCGATTGCTTGAGCACCAGTACCCTCAATTTGACCAGAATAAGGACCAACGTTGAGGACAACTTCATATTCATATGATCTAAAGAAGGATGCCACTTCACCAGAAGTATCAGAATCATATCCAGATGTAACTAAAGCTTCACGAGCAGCACGAACAATACTGCGAGTATCTGCCTCACCATCAATTTGAATTAAATCACCAACACCAAGACTGGATTTAATTCTATCTTGTCTGTTGAACAGTTTTTCGCGAAGTTGATCATTAACAGTCTCTTCAACATCAAGAATTTGTAGATCAATAACAGATGCAGTTGCTCCTCTATCTCTAGTAACACTTAAAGTGCCCCCATTCCAGTTCTCTTTCTGTGCAGTCACACCTTCCACGAACAGAACGTTCTGCTGTCCAGGAGTCCAAGACTGCTTATAGATTCTACCTCTAGCAAAAGAGTATGGATAGTTGTACTGTGTGCCAGTCACAGGTTCTGTTGAAACCCAACAATCTGCACCTTCCAACGGTAACAGGACTTGCTGATCAACTGTGAGTTTGAAGTATTTCTTGAATGTGCCAGGAGGTTCAATGTTGTAACCCAGAAGCACACGCTCAGGATCTAAACCGTAGAAGTAAAGAATGAAGCAAGCGGATCCAGTTGCGGGCGGTTCTGTAAATACAATGATATTGTCTTCGGAGCGATATGATTCGCGATTGACCTGCATCACACCATTCAGAATAATTATAACGTTCTGACTTCTTTCCGCATAGAAAGGAACACCATCTCTTTCCAATTCAAAAATAGTCTGTGCATCATTAAACTGTGCTTCGATAGAGTCCAGTTTATAATACTTACCTTGTTTGAATCCAAAGAATTTCTGCTGGATACCAGGATTAATAGAAGAGACACTGGCAACATTTGCTGTAAGCAGAGAAGCTTCACTTTCAATAACCTCACCGCCAACAAAATCTTTCTTGGTCATTTCAACCTGAATCCTATTGGGATTCGGGAAATCTTGAGTAACAGAAAGCAAGTAGTTGTTGTTATTGTAAGCCGCTTCGTAAATAGTTGTTGTTACGATATTGAAAAGAGTGCTGATAGCAGACTCAACCTGAGCACAATAAGGATTGCCAGTGTCTACAGTAATTGTAAGATCACGGGTAGGAGTTAATGTGCTGTATTCAATTGGCCAAATCTCGGGAAGAGTTCTGGGGACATTGCTTTCAAACGTTGATGGATTTTGAATTGCATCACCAACCAGATCCACCAAAGTATTGATACCAGACTCTACAACTGCGCACTCATTCGTTTCAACAGTAATGCTGTTATCAAACACCTGAGTGACGCCGTGGGCACCAACTGGTGTGATAATGACGTTGCGAATGACATCAGCAGCGAGAGTTTTGACATTTGTGAATACTTCAAGGGTTTCTGTTATTTCGCCAGAGATATGCTCCAGAGCACCATTTCTATCAATGTAAAGCTCAGCAGCATCCCACACTCTATTATTTCCACCATATTTTAGGTTCCAAATAATAGCAGAAAGCATATCCTTAACATCATCGATACAATTCACACTACCATTAGGAATGCTAAATCCAGGATTTGCGTCGAGCATCATCGCAACGGATTCTTCTGCAATGAAGTTTTTATTTGCTTCGAGTAGATTAGCCCCATCAATGAAGACATCAGAAACAGCATTTTGAGTATCATATGGGTCATTCAAGTTTGCTCTTTGAGCAGCAGTAAGATTGTCAATACCAAACTTATTACGAAGTGCAAGGATAGTCATATCCTTAAAATACTTCATTGCCCACAGTGTTGCTTCGACTTCACCTTCAATATGCTTGAGATCTGAATCGCTAGCAGCAGGATCTACAAGATACTCTTTTGCAGCATCATAGGTATTACTGTTACCACCCAGCTGAAGGTCTCTTGCAATATTCCTGAGAACAGACTTAAGATCTGTAATACACTGGTTTCTACCTAGACCAGGATAGGAGAATCCATTTGCGGCGGAGAATTTACTAGTTGCATCTAAAATACCAACAGCTTCTTCTGCTAACACAGTACTATTTGATTCCAGAATATCAGCAGCATCCAAGAATCTGTGATCAACAAAGTAACGCTTGGCAACAATTTCACCACGTGCACCAGATGTCTGACCAACAACAAAATCATTAACTAAGAAATTAGTTGCATCGCCAATATCAAGTTCGAGAATCTTACCAACCTGTCTGGGAGGTTCTGTAAAAGAAATACCACCAGGAGTGCCAGGAATGAGATTATATGCAACATTAGGCTCTTGAATGACACCATCAAGAGAGATGAACATATGATCATCATTCAAAACTTCGATATCGAATGCAAAATCGGTAGTTGTACCATCAAACTGCGATGTAATGTTTGATGTTTCGAGCATATAACGATCATTGTTCGAATTCTCTTGGAACTTGATCGATTTGCCATAGAAAGTCACGCCAGGGACGTAAATTCCTGTTGCAGGATCGACATACGGACCAAGGGGAGGTTCATTGAAAGTAATGGTCGAACCACTGATTGTATATGCAGTATCAGGATCTTGTAGAACACCATCAAGAGTAACCAACAACTGCTGCGCTTTGTATGGAGACAGAGGTTCGTTGATTTCTTTCTTGAATAGAGTAAATGTTGTTGTACCAGTAATTGTACCATCAACTTGTACCTGACCATCAAAATCAGGAGACAGAGCTAAGTCAAAAACTTCAATCTCTACATTATTACGCTCACTATAGTTTAGAGTACCCTTACCTCTTTGTTTTTGGAAAGAATCAACTCTAACGTGGGATTGTGTAATCCTCGTAGACTTATGAGTAGTAATAACACCCAAAACGCCAGGTTCGATGATACTAATAACAGCACCAAAACCATTATCTTTAGTTCCAGACTGGGGAGTGTCAATTGTATCTGGTTGTTTGGCATTTCCAAAAGATTCAATTAGAACTTCGCCAAACAGGTTAAAACCTGCGGGGTGAGTGAACTTTTTAACAAAGTCTCTCCAATCGTTAATAGAAATGGTAGACTTGACAACATAAGAATAATCTTGGTAGTAAATACCATCTTGAATCTTCTGAGACACAGCAGATAGTTTGCTGCGGTCACTTTGATAACTACCAATCGATGTGCTAGTAGGACCGATCACTGGAGTGATCTTTGAAACATATATCTTTTGGATATCTGCGGTACTACGTAAAGCATCTCCTACGATGGGATATTTTTGTTCAAATTTGCCAGAAACATTCTTCAAGCGAAGAATATTCATTCCATTAACCCAGAAGTCAACACGTGCTTGTGCAATAATATCCCCAACTTCATTTCTTTGAGTAACTAATTCACCATTCAAGAAAGCTCTTGCAGGGAAGTTTCTCAGAGTCATCACAATAGGAGGATTGACCTGAGGAAGCAATGTGGGATCATTATTGAAATCTTTACCAGAAGAAATGATCTCGACAGTTGCCAATTTACCAATATCTTCACCGTGTGCATAGAGTTGCACATCAGACTCGTATAGTCTTAATGTAGTATTGGGACCATATCCAAAACCCTCATTTGTAGGCACAATACGACCAACAGCTCCTTGAGGAGACAACTCAACACGGAACTGAGCATTTGCACCTCCATCAGTATTTTCGAGAAGAACGATCGGTTTGGAATAATTCAATCCAGTATCAATAACTTCCACAGAAGTAATTCGACCACTTTCGATCAGTGGTCTGAATGCCCCTCTGAAACGCTTATTGAGGAAAACTCCAGGAAGCTGTGGAGGAATTGTATAATTATTTCCACCACTAATAACCTTCACACTCTTAATACTACCAATAGCGTATAGAGAATCGGTATAGTATTGAACGTTGGTAAAACCTTCCTGTTGAGGAGCTTGCGGCAATCTGTATGCAAACTCATACTCATAACCATAGAAGACTGCGTGCTTTCCAGCAAACGGATCCTCGACAAGTGTAAAATATTGATCTTCCGAATCAATTTGATTTAAAGGTTCTGCATAGTAAATTTTAGGCGGAACGTCTAAAATAGGAGTTTGCTCCCAATTGGTACCATCAATGGGAATACCATATCCCAATTGGAAAGACGTATAAGATCCATTGTTTCCAGGTTTTACGACAGATTCAAAAGATTGCAGGAGATATCTAGTTTTATAGACATTACTATAAAACTTGAGATAACGATTGAGTAAAGATGCATCACTTGTGTCAAAGATATAACGATATGTTCTTTGAACATCTAAATGAAGATTTCTGAACCACTCTGTATCTCCGTCTTTACGGAATCTAAAACGAAGAGAAGTATCATCTACATTAGAAATAATTGCCTGTTTCGCAGGAACACTTTCGTCCACAAATATAGAAGAAGAATTAATTACTAAATCCCCTTCATTGTCATAATAAACTGTCAGCTCTTGTGTAAGTGGATTGTAAGAATCGACATAAGCAGTGTTATTAGAGAAATTAATAACACTGTCCTTTGTAAATCTATATGTTCTAGTGACAAGATCAACGGCAATGTTATCTAAGTGATCTTTTACTTCTGTATTTTGATATCCTCTTTCGACAACAATAGTAGTGCCAGAAACAGAAGTAACTCTCATCAATTCTTCACTAATTTGAAGAATATCACCTTGAGAGATGCCAGTGGCATTATCTACTGTCAATACTGTTTCATTTTTTCCAAAACCAGCTGCATCAACAAAGAAAGTCGCTTTCTGACTATTGACATTTCCACCAAGTTGACCAACTTGGACGGTAATGATATCGCTATAGATATATCCTTCACCTTTAGATGCAATACTGAAAGATTCGACTCTTCCATTGGCATCTGTAGTGATATCTAAACTGCCAGCAGTAACAGCTCCACCAGCACCTCCAGAACCAGTGTAAAACTCTACTGGAACGCTATTGAAAGTAGTAGAAGGTGTGAATCCATTTCCAGCACCAATTAAAGTGAGTCTAGAAAGACCAGAATCATTGATAGTGGTAGATTTTACAATATCATTCAGTTTGATTGTATGATATTTTTTGGTTTCGACAAAATAACGTTGTGTTGCAATGCTAGCATCTGGTTCGACAGTAACAATAACCTCATCACCAACTGCAAGACCGTGCACCCTGTCCTTGGTTTTCAAAACAGCAATATTGTCTTCAATATCAAGTAGTTTGAATCCCTTGGACAAAGATCTCACATTAACAATAATGGCGGAACTATTACCAAGAGTAATACCATCACCAACAGTAAAATATCCAAGATCTGTATATTGATCTCTAGGGAGAGTAATGACAGTAACACCATCTGTGTCTAAAGTTGTTAACTCCTGAGGATTTGCTAATTGAAGTTCTACAACAACAGTGTTTTTATCGAAAACGTTTCTGAGAACCTTACCAATCGCAGTTTCGTGTGCAACTCCAGAAGATTGCACTTGCAAAATAACTTCATCACCAACATCAGCAACGACAGTATTATTGAAAGTTAAGGTGTAAATTTCTGTAGCAGAATCAATAGTATCAGTTAAATTGAAATTTCCAGAAACATTCTTAACAACAAATCTATCATTCTCTTCAATTTGACCAATAACTTGTGCCGTAGCACCAGTGTTTTGTTGAGTGATAACTGTTTCGTGATTTAAGAATAGTTGAGTATTTGTCGTAAAGTAATTATTTTTTGGAGAATTGCAAGATAGTGATTCAACTTCCTGACCTTGAATTTCATTAACCGCAGCAAATAATCCAAATCCGCTGTCATTAGTAGAATTGTCAACATAAATGACATCTTCATTTGTGAAATTCTGAGAAGATCTATGAACTTCGACATTAGTGACAGGAGCATAATTAATACCACTAACTCTAGATGTCAAAAGCTCACCAGAGTTTTCGCTGGCATTCACACGGCGTCTACGAACTCTATTTGGTAGATCTCTTTGCTTAGACTTTAACTTCCAGTTTTCTTCAACTGGAACATTGTAAAATGATCTACCAATAGAATATGGGAATACGGGCGTTTCATTTGCATCTGTAGTCATAAAATATGCATACACCCCATCTGGAAACTCGGGTGTAGTGCAAAAACGACCATTATTGGCATCTAGATCTCCTAAACGCTCTTCGTATTCGTAATCATTGACAAAACGACCTAAAGAGTAGGTAGTCTCACTCGGAGAATCTGCTCCACGAGTAGATTTGATTTTCCAAGAAGATTGCATCCTCTTGATTGGCGGATTAGCAGATAAAATATCTTGATATGGATTTTCGTATCCAAAAGACCCATAAATCGGATTTCCATCGTATGCCCATCCCAAAATGGGAGAATGCGACTTAACAGTCAGAGGGTTACCTTGACTATCAACATTATCCTGTCTTTGGATCTTTAAGGATGTGGGAGCAATGATATGTCCATATGCAAATCCATAATTTGGATCTGGAGAATTATAAACAACACCAGAAGAGTTACTGTTATCAACACCCTTCTCAAAGTAAGAATTGAACTGCCATCTTGTTAATACAGCTTCAGCACCAGCAACTCTATGCTTCGGAGCAAGCACTACAGTAGTTGTTGCTTCTCGATAATCAAAACCACCAGAAAGTTTTGTGAATCCAGTAATTGTGCCAGTATTCTTATCAATTTGACAAGTGAATAGAGCTCCTTTACCTCTACCACTAGAATCGTAGATAAAAACGTTAGGTTCTTCAGTATAATCTTGACCAGCATCAATAATCTGTGCTGCTTGATCTATTGTGAGGAAAATATTGTCGATTTGACCCTGTGAAATAATAACAGTAAAATCTCCACCGTTACCAGAGGTTATTGTCACATCTGGAGCAGTTGTATAACCAGATCCAGGATTTGTAATGTCGATACCTACAACTTCACCCAAACCATTGATTCTAGCTTCTGCAGTTGCATTTCCCCCAATATAAACTTTGGGAGGAACAGTGTAACCTCTTCCAGGGTTAGTTATGTTGATAGATTCAATTTTGCCATAACTTAATGAAGTATCAGATTTATGATTGATCAGGGGAACGCCATTTACCAATACACCAACTTCAATGGCATCTGTTTCCTTTATTTCCGAAGCTTCAATCGGAGTTTTGGGAATAATCTTTAAATGCTGTTGATCTTGAGGAACTTTTGTGTTATCAAAAGGTCCAATAGCATAAGAAGGAAATCCAGAAGAAGCAATGTAGTAATTATCGTCATCTCTGTAAATTGCAGAGACATTAGAAAGCAATTTATCCTTGATACTACTACTGCCAGCATTAGTAGGATCAAATGCTGTTAATTTTGTAAAATTTTGATTGACAATCCATTCATTAGTCAGAGGAAGATCATCAAAGAACCCAGAAGAGGAGAACTCAACCATATTGTTGAGTGCGATATATGGAATACCGCCATCTTCAACATCAAAGAAAGCTTCTGCCTGTTCGTCGTAGTCTAATCCAGCAGAACTATCTTTTTCCAATCCGTCGCTAGTAAGACCAGCAACAAGACCATAGATTCTCAGTCCAACAGTTTTTAATAAACCATTATCGTCAATGTACTGTCCAGAAAGATTATTTTTTGTGAAACAACGAACGTTCTTCTTATGAGAGAACTTTCTCTTAGAAGATACATCTTTAACAGCTGCATCACGCTCCCCAATAATGAATTGAGTAGCAGTTTTAGTTGTGTAGGTGATTTCTTCTTCGCCAATGACTACACGACCATCTCTTTCGGGAAAACCGATAGTTGAGAACACATCAATACGATCTCCAGTACCAGCATTCTCGGAAAGAGCATTCATCAAGAAAGAACGGCGTGCAATTGCAAAAATACCTTCTTTACTGCCAGGAGAAATTGTCAGAGTGTATAATCTGTCACCCTGATACGGTTCACCGACGATGTTATCAATAATTGCCTTTGCTGGAGACAGTTCGGGGTTATAAGGATCGGGAGTTTGAACAATTTCGTTACCAACGATCTTTCTAATGTCGCCATTAATGACTTCAACTAACAGAAGCTCTTTACTGTTCCAACCAGACTCCGAACTTTTGAAAACACTTTCTTTCGGATAGAAAATATCTGGTTTGACACTAAAAAGAATCTGAAAAATGAATTCCAGAGATTGTGGCGTACCCTTGACTTGATAAAAGTCTTTAATACGCTTAACAAGTAGATTTTTGTTACTCTGATCCCTCAGATACTGATATGGAAAACCAGAAGTATATTGCTCTTCGTATTGCTTGATCAAACCCGCCAAAAGCAGGTTACTCAGGTTGCTAACCTCGGCAAATTTCTTGTGAACGTGAATATTACTGTTTACAAAGGTGATGTCGTTGTAAAGATCACCCAATTTAGTTTTTGCGCTATAACCTCTAACGCAATTTACAAATGTCGTAGCAGTTCTTCTTTCATACAGGAAAATTTCCTGATCAATCATCAATAAACCGTTCTTCTCGGGGAACCCGTCTGTTTTATCTACAATAATATTGATATTAGCACTACCAAGACCAATCTCTTGTTCCAGAGAACAGGTTCTGACTAAAACTTCTGGCGAAAAAGTGTCAACATCCAAATATTTTTGGAAATTGTTGATAATATCCTGAGGACCCTCACTAATGGAGATTGCCTCGTAATATTTCGACAGGAAATTAGTGACGAGGGGGTAATCCTCGACAATGAAATCTGGTAACTGATTCTCGATCAGTGCGGAAAGATTGGGACCTGCCATTTATTAGATTAACGATTCTTTTTGAATGAGGAAAACGCTGCTTGTTAAGTCTAGACTTAAGTAAGCTTCACGGAGAGCATTGATGTCTTTGTTTCTAGGCAAAACACGAAGTTCAATTCTTTCATCATCATAAGTACCCTTAATTATATTTAACCGATTTAACATTATCTCTCCACGGGCATAATCAACAGTTCCTTGCTGTTCATTCAAGACAAAACGGTTTTTCGTGGTGGCATCAATCTTATAAAGATAGACATTACCGACTTGATCATCCGCCAAATAAACAACGTCACTTGGATAATCGGCAATAACAAATCCAGTGCTCTGAACAGCAGGAACATCACATCCACTCTTGATAATATTCTGATAACAAATCTCATATTGAGTAACAGTGTTTAAGATAGGAATAAAATCTTTCCTGAGCTTAATATCTGTTTCGTTAGATGTAATAGAGTTGTCTGTTGCATCAATAATTCCAACGATGCGACTATATTTGAATCTACCGTTGAATTTTTCTAAATCGGACGTTGCTCTATAAGAGGTCAGAGAAGAAATAATCTCTGCCTTAAGTTGGGAATCGTTGAGTGTAGTTTTAGATTGGTTGTAATAGACCTTAGAATCCAATTCGACATATGTAATCGACGGATCAACGATTTCTGGTGTCACAGACACCACCGCATATTTTTTAAGTTCCGTCGAAATTAAGTTTTTGGTATATTGTGATAACTTAGTTGCAAAACTAGGTTTAATTACAATTTTGACTTTCCCATACTCGGGTGGGTCAGCCTCTTCTCCACCAAAACAAATGATGTCAGCAATCGCAGGGTAAATATTACGGATAATGGATTCGTAGTCATCTGCGGTAACTGCTCTATTTTGCGAATTGAAAACTTTTGGAGCGTTTCTTTTAATACTGTCGATTGATTCAAGTTCTTCGCCTCCAGACGCTGCTGTAATCGTGGTTAAAGTGATCTCGGGGGAATAGTTATAGTTACCAACAGAATCTTGCAATACAGCGGCATATGTGAACACTCTGGCGGCATTTGCATCCGCTCCATTGGTCACAATATAGGAGACTTCGATGTAGTTATTGGTTTGGAGCTTTTTACCTAAAACGCCATCGCCAAATATAATTTCATATCTCTCATCTTCGCCTTCTTGCAGGAAGAAAATGTTGGAGGTACCGTCATACCCGATAATATTATCTGCTAATCTGTATTCAACAAGATTAGTATTGTCTAATGTTTCCCTAACAGTAACTTTTAGTGTACTGGTATCAATATTAGAGTTTCTTAAAATAAACCTTTGGGGAATTGCTGCATTGAAGGTGAAGTTCTCCTGAACATAATTTCCTTCCTTGATTTCAATCTCTTGAAATGTAGCAATATCATTCGAATCTAATCCAGAAACATAATCCTTTGCGGTAATAAAGGAATATGTGACACCATTGATTCTAGTTAAGAATTGGGATCCTCTGGGAAGCTTAACTGTCTCAGGTACCTTGCTATCTGCAGAAAAATCAGCTTCAAGACTAAGAATTGCAGTAGGAGCAACAGTTGACTTGGGAACATACCCAATCTGCTTCGCCAGAGACACCACATTGTCTCTCAGAGTGGCGGATTGTAGAAATGCCTCATTGACCACCATATTGGCGTTAAACGCCGTGTAGTAGGTGTTATACGCGAGTACATCTAACAGGGTCGATAAAGTCGAACCTTCAAAGTCATAATCAGTAAAGTCGCTATTAGACCTCAGATACTCTTTGAGTGCCTGCTTTACCTGATCAAAATCTAAATTTGCAACCTGAATGTAGGACATTATCGAGTTCTCTCTAAGAAGAATTCTACTTCGCGTACTTGAACGTCTGTTTCAATGCCAATGATCTCGAACGAGATGGCAACATCAAATCCATTGTTGTCGTAATTTGCATCAACGTCAGCACGAAGCAACTTAACTCTTGGTTCGTACTTTGTAATTACATATTCAATCTCTTCTTGGATTAAAGATGCGGTAGCAGCATCTAGGGGTTCAAAGAGAAGTTCTGGAATATTACTACCCAGATCAGGCTTAAAGAATCTTTCGCCTTTACGGGTCATAATAATGTTATACAATGCCCTCTTCACCGCAGCTTCACCTGTGGTGCTGAGAATGTCTTTAGTTATTGGATTGATACCCAATGAGATGGATAAATCCTTAAAATTGACCTCTCTGGGCATTGTAGTTAGGGATCTTTACTATGTATATTAAGATTCAAACCATTCTGTGTAGTCTGGTTGTATAATCTGATGTTTTTTAGTTTTTTTACTTAAAAGTAAGTCACTTCTTGGATCGGTAATGAGAACCTTTCCAGTTTTAATAAATTCAGTGCCATAATCTACTGGTGTGTTCCTAGGAATCGCCATTTTCTCTCCTATAATTTACAGGAGAACTTTTTACGGGGTTACTATCCCGTGCATTTATTTATGGGTAGAAAAAAAGGGCGTTCACACGCCCTTCCAATGATTATTAGGTCGTTCCCACCAAAAATGGAGGTCTTCCGAGTTGTTGTCGTAAATTCTACCAACAATATCACTGTGGAAGTTACTATGAACGTTTTCGTACATTGCTAGAGTTGTAAATCCGCACTCTGGAGCAATATTTTTGAGCTCATTAGTAATCCAAGTGTAATTTCCACCTCTAATTACGCCCGCTTCGATCAATACGAAGTGTTTCCACATCCATTTCCACTCTAAAAGTCGATCTCTGAACTCGAAAATGTAACCATCCGCAGGTTCATCGGGAAATGGAACGTTTACAGACTCAATATTGAAAATTTCACCGTCTACAGTCAACCAGTGAGACAATAATTGAGTGATAATTGAGGAATAGTCGGGAGAAACGCACAAAAAACACGTATCTTTAGGATTCCACCTCAAATTTGCCATTTGAATGCGGTACGCTAACTCTTCGGTAAGAGCTAATTCAGTGTCACGGGAGACGTACAGAAGTTTTTTCATCGACTTCATAAGTTGGTGGGTGAAATGCACAGTATTCATTGAATGTGATCTTCATTTCTTTGTTAGAGAGACCACAATTTACAGCTGCTTTCGGCAAATTCCACTTTGCCGAGAACAGCATCTCCATTGATTTGCGTGTTTCTGGTCTCATCGACCCTGACCACGATAACGCTTCTTGCGACCATTACGAGCACTTGCACCTAAGTGAGTGTTCTTAGACTTACCTTGACGAGTTTTCTTGGGGGAAGAAGGCTTGTAGTTAGAAGTTTTTCCGTAGAGTGCCATAATTAATTAGTTAGAACAGAGAGTTTCGGAGTTATCTCCTGGTGAAGATCCATTTGGACCTTGTTTGCCCTGTGCACCAGGACCACCAGCACCGCCAATTGTAGGAAATCCTAAGGTAAAAAGACCAGCAAGAGCTCCAGCAGCAGCGGCAGCAGCGGCAAGAGCAGCAATTGCACTTCCGCCATTACATAATAGCACAGTTGGGGACCCTACGGCAATAACTGATCCGCAACCAACCGAATCTGCAATACCACCAATCGGTTTTCTTACCGCACAAACCTTTGGAGCAAGTGCTGCTAAGATTGCTTCTGTCTCAGGATCACCTGTTTTGAACGCTGGGAGTGGAACAGCTGGTGCACCAACACCTCCCATAACAGTTGCACACGCTGCAGCAACGGTTCCAGGGTGGCACATAGGGTTATCACCACAAGGTTTGCAGTGAACAATTCTAATGTCTCCCGTAGAAAGTGGTTGAACCTTGTTGACAAGTACGTTTGTGATCTGTGCAGGAGCAAAATTTGCGGGTGGCCAACAAGCGTGACCAGAACAAACGCCAGTTTGTAGTGCTAGAGCGGGCATTTTATACGTATTTGTGCAAAAATGTGTGGTCGTTGCGTAAATGCTGGAGAATTTCTGTCTCTTTTCTGCCTCTAATCATATTTAGAAGCGTAACACTACCGTCTTCATTGAGCTCTTTGCCATCATAATGCGCAATTTCGCGAGAATCTTGGTACTCATACGCAGAACCACCTTCATTTCCGAGGAAAAGACGCGCTCTTGCAGTCGCAGTCACGGTATTTGGAGCAGTAAACACCAAATCTGCCGCACTCAAAGACACATCTGATGGATAAATCATCTGAATTGCCGCTGCAGTGTTGATTTCATAGGTTCCAGCTGCTACAACGTTGGACATTACAAGGGTATTTGTGAGCAAATCAATGCTAGAGATGGTCAATCCAGCGGTATCTAGACCTTGAATGACCATTCCTGCCTCAACATCGTCTATAGTTGTATCAAAATTGAACTGATCAATGTGTACACTAGTTGTACCATCAGCAGTAACGGACATAGCAACGCCAGGAACAAGGCGCAAAACTTCGTTGTACCCAAGTCCACTGCCAGGAGAAGTGATTCTGATACCAACAAATAGCTTCTCGTAGTCATCCATTACCACATTGTATATGGTTTTGTTACCAGCAATCAAATCTCCAGTACCAGTGACAACAGGATCTGGTGGACTGATGGATACATCTGGTTCTTGGACATAACCAGAACCACGTTTTTCAATATCAAAACCAACTACACGACCTCCAGATACCTGTGGGTGAACAACAGGAAGCGTTCCATTCTCCAAATCTGGTTCGCTAAACGTGACAGTCGGATCATTTAAGTATCCAAAACCAATATTGATAGCTTGCATTTCGGAAATGCCCCTACCAACAATCTCATAATTGTTCAATTCAACATAACCATACTCAGGAAATTCCTTGGCGTCATAATCAAACACAATCATTTGTTCATCAGAAGGGTTTATAAACTCTTTGATCTCTGCAACTTCAACCTCTCCACTAGGATTACCCTGGTTTTCCACAACCTCTTTTAAGTTGTCGCGGTGAGTTGACCAGTTCGACTCTACTGTGTGGTTGGTATTAAAGGTTTTGACAATTGTCATACCATAAGTGGGGTTAGGAAGCTGTTGCTCAGTTTCAGTGGTAGTTTCCTCACCTGTTTCGGGATCTGTAGTAGTTTCCGAAACAAGACCTGTATAATATGGTGTTGTACAAACCCAAGTACCAGTAATTGTATATGAAAAAACTTTTTCACCATCACTGTGTGGTTTATAGTTAAACACACTCCATTTGATCTTTTCGCCTGGAGGTGGAACAGATCTAAAGGAATGAGTACACCATTCTTGCTGAATTTCGATATATGAATTTGAGGGTACAATTGTACCAATGTCATTCATTGCTCGATCCATAAAGTCAGTTGCCGCAATTGCATAATCAAATGCAGTTCCCACAGAACAGAAGTACGTCTTTGACTTCCTATACATCTCGCTGCTATCTTGATATGCTGGTTCAAGCTTCTTATCAGTAATCTCTTCAGTGTCAACGGTATTATTAATAATATCGTAATAATGTTCTTCTACATTAGCAGGTTCGGTTAATGCTTCTACTTTCTCTTTAAAATCTTTGGCGGACTCAAAAAATCCACAGGCAGTCGTATTGAAGAAGTTGTTCGCTGCAACCTTAAGGTCATTCTCCAATTTAACGTTCTTTTTATTTGTAAGCTTTAATGGATCACCAGTCTGTTCTTTTGTAAGTGTTGCTTCTCTACCTAATAAAGGTTCCGCCCTATAGACACCAGTATTGACAGAAATAGGCCAAGTTGATTCCCTACTGCAAGCAATCTCAGTTGCTCCCCATACATCTTGATGAGCAGCTGCAACACTATCGGTAAAATCTCCCAATAAGCATTCAACGTTACTACCTTCACCAAACATTTTATCCCATCCAGGATTACTGTCAGGGTACTCGGCAATCGGTCCACAAACGTCCAGGAGGGTGTCGCATTTAGGTGCTAGGTACTTCGTGTAGCAAACCTTCTTAGGATAGGCATAGAACCCGCTCAGAGACCCTATAATGACATTCTGTGTTGCGATATTACCAGGACCCGTATTTGGTAATCCAGTTGTCGGATCAGTACCATAGTCAATCGGCAGTCCTGTATCAGGATCCGTACCTAGATCTAAAATACCTGTAGTATCTTGCCACCCTGCAATACAATCGGCGGTCGCCCCGCTATCAGACCCTGTAACTGTTCCACCAGGGAAATTACCAGATGCTGAACCTTCCTCAAACTCGATAATATGCAGAGCATTGCTTTCACGATACTGGTGCCAGTCTTTAACAATTGCTGTGCCACCCTCACTACTCGTAACAGTCTCCCCAGGTTTGAAAGCTGCTGAAGGATTACGCACTGAACAACGCTCGGTATTGCTATCGCAAACCCACATCGTATAATATTGCTCTTCCCCAGTAACTTCAATACTGACTGGGATGTACACTTGACAATTGTCATCCTCACCTTGAGAACCTAATGGCACCAATTCAAACAAATACTCGAAGTAATTTTCATCCTCATTAGAACCTAAAGAAGGTACACCCTCTGTCAAAAAGAAAAACCTCCCCCCTCCAAACGGTGACCCGTAGGGGGAAGATATAACTAGTCCTTCTTCTGGTCCTGCTCCTTGGTGATTTGACATTACATTCCGAGTTCTTGTCTAAGCTCAATCGCTAATAACCTACTTTCTACATCATCCAAATACGTCGCTAACTTTTCGTGTTGCGTACGCCCTGGACGACGGTACATAAAATTCAACGAAGTTGGAACCTTTTGTAATTCCTCTTCTAAATGTGCTACTCGCTCCTCTAAAGCTTTCACATATTCTTCAATTGTTAGGGTTGACTTTGACGACTCTTGCATTTGGTTTCGTTTTTTGGATGGTACTCAGGTTCTTCTCTGCGGTTTCCAAAGACCTGAAATGATGGGCACTATCAGGATCAGAACTCCACTTGGAATCCTTTGTCCAATATATCATACCCTTCACAAAATTTCCATTGTGGGGCGCTGCAATCGTCCAATACTCTTTACGTGCCATATCGAAAAAACCTTAAGGGGCGAAAAATTCTAGAAAAAAATTTTTTGTTCTTTAGATATTTAGATGTCGAAAATGGTTCGTTATAGATTGCGCTTGGCGAATTCTCTATACAAACGCCCCCCCTTAATTAACAGTCAAGAGGGGGCGCTGTCTTATACTAACTGTGAGGTGAGTTAGTGTTACTTAGTGGCAACACCAAAGACTAGATCAGCGATGGCGTTAGTGTTAGCATCAGAGCGGCACCAGCGAATCGGTTCGCCTTGGTTGGGGCAGCGCCAGATGATGCACTCCTCGCCCCACGCTTGTGCCAGGCGGAAGGCGTGGTTGATGTCGGTTGCCCAGTCGCAACCCCACTGATCGAAGGATGACCAGGAGGCGGGTTGGACAGCGAAGGAAGCGGTGAGCATTGGTCGTTTGCGTTGATGTGATTAGTCTACAGGGTCAGGCGGCGATGGCAGACCCCATATGGACAGTCTGCAGATTGACCTCTGCCCAATCGTATTCTTGCCTCAGTTCATCACGCTTGGCAATGGCGGCAGACTTGCAGTCCCACAGGGAGCAGTGGTCGTCGCTCTCGTAGAAATCGCCAGCGGTGACAACGTAGACTTGCATCGGTTCGTTTGTGTGTTGAGAGTATCCTAGACGGTCTGCCGCTCAGTCGCGGTCGCTGATGTTCCAGACTCCCCACTGTCCACCATTGGCGTGAGCGTCGCGGGTCTCGATTGCCTGCAGACGCTGGGCGCTGGTGTACTGACTCCAGAGGGAGAGGTCGGTGCTAGCGTAGCAGTCGTTCCAGATCTGGTTCGCTTGATCGATGGTCATTTGCTTTGTTTGAACTGAGGTCATTGTAGACCCCAGGAGGGGGGGTCTGGGGTATGTAGTGGACAGTCCCTGAGCTGTCACACCAGGCGACGCCCGTGCTTCTTGATCTCACCAGCAGAGAGGGTGACCCCGATGCGGGGGTCCTTTGCTTTGCCGTTGCGCTTGGTGGCATACTGCTTCTGTGCCTTGGGCAGCAGCAGGGAAAGCACGGTGTCAGAATCCAGAACCCAGACCTCTGCCACGTCGCTGCCCTCATAGCGAGCGTAGAAGTGCTGGGGGTAGCACCCGATCTTATGCTCGATCAAGTATGCTTCCTGATCCTCCCAGGTGGGTTGCACGCTGATGCCGTTATAGGTGGCGCTGATCGTCTTGCCAATGGTGCTCTTGTATTCTACAGGGGTGCCATCGGGCAGGTAGGCATCGGCACCGCTGTAGGTATCAGCGACGGTGTGCCCCAGCAGGCACGCCATATGGATCTCACGAGACCGAGCATAGGACATCGGGTCGCCTGCGTTCATCTCCTCTGCTGCAGCATAGAGAGCAGCGAAGGCGTCTAGGTAGCGTTGCTGGGCAGTGGTGAGGGTCGCTTGCATTGGTTGTTTGCTGTTGAGACTATTATAGGCACAGGGTGGGGGCATCCCTGCCCCCTGGTGGACAGTTCAGAGATCGGACAGCATCTCATCCAGAGCAGCGGTGTCGATCCTACCATCCATCCAGCGAGCACCGTCAGGGGTCATCTGCCCCCACATCATCTCCAGACGGGGGATGAGGCGATCATAGGAGTCGTAACGCTGGGCGACCTTGTAGGTCGTCTCATCGTTTTGGATCCACAGGGCGACATTCCAGGTCTCCCAGTTTGCCCATCCGTTCATCGTTTGATCTCCGTTTGTTTGGTATGCAACCATTATAGGCACGGGTCAGACCCGTTTGGTGACAGCTGTGGACAGTTCAGCGATTGTCATAGGGACCGCCTAGGGGGCGAGCAGTCTCGGGTTTAATGATCGAAGCAACAGACCGCAGACCGTTACTAGCAGACAACTGAACACCCTCACGAACCTCACCGTTAGCGACGACCACACCAGCAGCGAAGGCGGCACCATAGGACAGAATCTTGAGCATAGGAAGGCGGCGAAGGGACTTGTGCAGTTTCATTGTAGCAGATCAGAGGGCGCTTTCGATCGCCGCTAGGATGGCGGCAGGGTCATCCATATCACTGCTCACGTCGTCACGATCAAACAATGCATCCTCAATCAGAGAATCCAGAGCATCATCACGATCGAAAGAATCAGAATCGAAGTTCATTGTCCAGGCGTTGTTTGAAGAGGGAGAGTAGAACGTAGACTGAGAGAATGCCATCAGTAGTTGTTGTGGTAATCGTAGTGTTGTTCTAGGATGCACCACTCAGCATTGCTGAGATAGCACCAACCGCATTGATCTAGAACCCAGTCTACAGTTTCAATGAAGGAAGGTTGCATCTCATTGATGAAACATCCGAGGGATTCGAGACAAGAACCGAAGGGGTCACTCATTGCGTTTGTTTGAACTGAAGTCATTATAGGCACAGGGTGGAGGGGATTGGGGGCATCAGTGGACACCCCCTAGACTGTCACACACCGCCGTTGGTGTAGTCTCCCAGGATCATACCGTTCTGGCGGACCTGAGCGTATCCGAACTCCTCGGACAGATCAAGGCACAGCATCCAGGCACGATCGAGATCAGAGGTGGACTCGGACTCGTAGGGAGCAGAGGGGACGTAGACTTCGAAGCGGTTCATCGTTTGATTGTTCATACAGACATTATAAGCACAGGGGGTGCCCCTCAGGGGGCAACAGTGGACACTTCCGAAGCTGGCACACGGGTCACGGTGAGGCGCTTCCATCCTTCGATACGATAGTAACGGATCTCCTCAATGATGGAGTTCACCACGTTGTTGTGCTGGCGCTCCATCCCCTTAGCGGTGGTTGCC